GCCTTCATCAGAGCGCGCGGGTCATCAACAACGATAGCTTCAATGTCATTGGCAGCAGTGCTTGCGGGGTAATACTGAGCAAACAGCTTTTGACCGGTGGTCGGGCTGGTGTACGAACAACCCAAGAAAATACCAATCGTGCCAGCAACAGCGGTGCCCGGCGACGAAGCGGCGGACATCGACGAACGAACAACAGTACCGCCAGAAAGTTGAACTACGTCACCATAAAAAATGTTTTGGTTGTAGTTATACTCAATCGGCAGCTTGCGGGTAGCGCCAGCATACGGCAACCCATCAAGGCGATTGACCGGCTTAAACCCGTAGGGGGCAGAAACAGTCGGATATGCCATTTTGAACTCCTTGTTTGTTGATTAACTGCGTTCAGAAAACTTGGGCATACGCCGGTCGTTTTCGCGCATATAACTTTGTTCAACCGATTCCATTTGGTCGCGGTTGATTTGTTGGTAATACGAATTGCGTTGGTCCACCATTTCTGAGGGCATCTTGCAAAGTGCAAGCCCACCGATTTCGACGTTGCCGCTCGTTTGAGCCAACATCAATTCGGGATGGTCTTCAGCCTTTACCGGCTCCCAGCCTTCACGGAAACGCGCACTGACATTTGTGGGGTCAGTATTTCCCATCAAACTGGTGCGAACCCAACGGAACTTATAGCCTTCCTGCGGATTCGGTGTAGGAAGCGTTGAAGGCGGCGTCCAAGAACGCTTGCGTTCAGTAGTTTCACGGTTGTCCAAACTACGCGGGCGACGATTATCCATTACGCTTCTCCAGTTCAATCTTTTGTTTTGCATAAACTTCTAAGGGCAAGCCAAGCCGTTTGGCGATAGCAACTTCACTAGCCTTAAGCTCAACTCGTTTCGAGGGGTTGCTTCGCGTGGCAGGTGCTACCACCGAAGAGGGGCGCTTCTTTTCCACAGGTTGCTCGGTCTTGCCAAGACGGCTGGGAAAGATGTCACGCAAGCGGGAATCAAGTTCCCGATAATAATCATCACCACGCGGGTCGTAACCCGATGCGACCAAATCTTCGTGCAGCCCCAGAGCAGTTCCGGTCATAACCTTGTCTTTCCAAAACCAAGGATTGGCTTGATGCCACTGCTTGGCTTTGTCATCGACTTGGGGCCGATGTACTTGTTGCTGCGTATTTACATTATATTCTTCTTCTTGTAAAGCATTAATTTTGTATTCATTTAACTTTGTTCTAGTTAATTGAGCAGAGTTAAATTCTTCTTGAGCCATTACCTCGGCTTCAATATCACCAATTGACTTTGCGTCAATCAGCTTCTTTTTGGCAACTTCATATTCAATAGCCGCCTTTTGTTTTGCCGCCTCAAGGTATGCTTCTTCGCCTTGCCTCAACGTACCCTTAAGCCGTTGATTTTCTTGCATAATTTGCTGTGCAATAACAAGTGCTTCTTCGCGCTCACGCATTGCCGCTTCTTTAGCGCGGCGTTCATCGTGCCGTGCGTGAGACAGTTCCTTGATGCGCTTCTGTACGTTTGAACTGTACTGTTCAATTTCATCGTCAGCCGGGTCTTCTACTTCTTTTTCCAACGGCTTTCGGTTTCGGTCCTCTTCGGGCGTGTCGTCAACGACATCAATTTCAATTTCATCGCCCTCAACTTCAATATCTACTTCTGGGTTTTCGTAATTCTCGTCCATGATTTTTCCTTAAGCGCGCGTATAACCACGCGGGTCTTGCACGACTGCTTCAACCGAATCATCATTGATGAGACGGAATTCACGACCGTGGATTTTGAAGCGGGTGCCTGAATATGCGCGGGTAAGGACAAAGTCGCCTTCCTTGCAATACGGACCCGTTGGGAAACGGCCTTGGTCCAAATAACAATCCGGACCCATCTTTACAACAAACAACACAACCGACGAATGCTCTTCGGTTTTAACTGTGGTGTCTGCTTTAAGAATGCCATTTTGAAACTTGTCTTCTACTTCCGGCAGGGCACAAAGAATTTTGTAACCCATAGGGGCGGGCAGTTGAGTTGCTTCTTGAACTTCCTGAACTTCATCAGTCATTTTTTAACTTCTCCGCGAGGTCTGCGATATGAACCTGTGCAACCTCCAGACCCCGAATCAGGCCACACAGATATTTGTAATGCGCGTAATCCTTGCAGTTATCCCTTGCAATGAATTCGTTATATCCCTTGATTTCATCATTTAGTTTTTTGTTCAGGTACTCTAGTTCGTGCATTTGACATCTCCGCTCCAAGTTTTACGCCAGTGAGCAATTCGTTGGAGGTGCGATTTGCTTTGGAATCAGCCATTCTGGCCTGAGCCTGCCGTTCGGCAGTTGTTGCTTGGGTTTGAATACGCTCACGCTCAATCTGTGAACGAAGTTCAATTTCCTTTGCTCGCAACGCAATTTCGGCTTGGTCCTTCTGTGCCTTGCGTTGAATTTCCTGTTCTTTAAGTTCAAGCTCCTTCATGGCTTGCTGAACGACAGGGTCTTGCTGCGCTTGCGCGTTTTGTTGTTGCTGTACTTCGGCTTGATTGTTTTGCAGCAGCTTTTGTGCCGCAGCAGCAATCAGTTGTGAAACTTGGTATTCAACATCTTCCGGAAGTTGTTCTTCGTCGCCCGGTAGCGGTGCGCCGATTTGTTCTTCAATATGTTGTTTGTAAGCAAACCCAATGTGTTCCGCGATGTGGGCCTGTGCTGCTGTCATCATTTGTTGGAACAACGGCGACTGACCCGCAATCTGTTGAATCTTCGGGTCTTGCATCATTGCCATGTGAGTCTGGATATGTGCTTCGTGGTCTTGATAAACAAATGCTTTCACGGGCTTGCCAACCATAAGCGCCATATTTTCACTAACCGGGTCTTTGGGTTTGATGTCGTCCGAGGTCGGTACCAGCTTGTCAATGTTCTTGATGTTCAATGTCTGCAACATCTGACGATGCAGTTCCGGCAGGTCATAAATCTGCGGCGCGCCTTGAGCCAATTGGAGTGCAGCTTGATACTGAACAATCCGCTGCGACATCGTTGCGGCATTTGGGTCGCTGACAGGGATAATGTCCGTATGGTCATAATCAGATTGTTTAACCTGACGCGGCGCATCTTCAACGTCATAGTCATATTGCTCAGGGGTAAAGTCTCGAATGATGGAGGCCAAAAGTTTGAACTCTTCCTTCATCGCGTAATGCACACGCGCCTGAACAGCGCTCATAACTTTTAAGGTGCGCTCAAGGATTGCTAGAGTGGTGCCTACGGGCGCCTGTGAACTCATATCAGACACTTTCATGTCCGAGATGGAGGCGAACCTACGACCTTCTTCTACAATTGTATTCAGAAGCACTGACAACGTCTGAGAGGGTTCTTTGTAGGGTAGCGGCAGGATGTTGTCGCGGATGGACCCGCCCGGTACGTCAACGTCACGGAATTCGCCCGGCGAGATTGGAGTGTCGTCACCAATGATGCGAAGCCCGCGCGCCTTCAGACCTCCGGGAAGATTCGCAAGCGTCCCTGCGTCAACCAATTGACGAAGGAGAGAGGTAGCACCACGAGCATGACCACCAATAAGGTGAAGCAAACCAAAGCCATAAAAGCCAAACCCAGTGATATACGGGTAATGGACAAAGTGCATACGCGCTTGTTTAAGCTCATCATCTTCCTTCCAGTTACGGCGGATAGCTAGAATTTCGTTGTTGCCTTCATTGATTGTTACGACATACGGAAGCGCAATGCCCGTTTCTTCGCCGTCATCATCCTTATCCTCATGACCTTCCAAATCAAGGTAGGTGTGGATTTCAAGAAGGCGATAACGAGTATCGTTAATGGCATCAATGCCCGTCAGTTCGTTACGCTTCTTTTGAAGATTAGCTACGTCGCGCGGCGGGTCGCCCAAGTCGATGTCACGATAGAAGCCGGAAACTTGTAACTTCCTGATTTCATTCTTGTTTTTACGCATCCGGTGGGTGATGCGCTGTGCCGATTGGAGAGATGTTTCGCCATAAGACACAACAAGGTCGTCGGCAGGGATAAAAACAGACACTTGACGGCCAAGGCTGGGGTCATAGTAGACCTTCTTGAAAGCGGAACCCATCAAGGGTTGTGACCAGTACAGTCTTTCCTGTTCTGTGCGCCATTCCGGCATTTCATTCATCAACTGATAGTTCATGTCGTTTTCGACACGTTCAGCAGCGTCCAACTTTTCGCGGGTTTCTTTGCCTAAAACCTTAGTTCGCACTGGACCGCTGGCCGGGACAGTCTCCATAATCATTTCTGCTTGATAACGGACGACCGCTTCGGTCAACATCGGGTGGGTAATCCCACAAGCGCCCTCCCAAGGTTCCGAACGCTCTTCGACTTTCAACCCAAGTAGGTCCATGCCCTCTTGAATTGTGGTTTCCCAGTCCTTGCGACTGTTTAAATCGTCGGTATATTCACCAATAAGCTCAGAAGCTAGCGATTCTAGGTAGCCTTCATCAAGAATTTCGGCCAGATTGTCACCAAAATCCGATTCTTCTTCTTGGTGTTTATCAAAATCAATTGTAACCGGCCCAATAGTCACAAATTCCGGGTCAACAATTTCAATTTCAATTGGTTCTGCCTCAAAAATCTGGTCAAAAACCGGAACTTTGTCAACATTCGTAGCCATCTTTGTCCTTAATAGTACCCGCGTTTACGTTTAAATCCGCGAATTGGGTCTGGTTCGTCGGATTCTAACTTGATAAACCCACCCTGCCGGAATCTTAATAATGCCTGAGTCGTCGAGTCGGTTAAGTCGTCATGGTCGCCATAGGGAAAAGCGGCCATTTCTTCAATCAATTCATGTGCCCAGCGTTTATCCGGGCACCATACTTTACCTGAAGCAAACAAATCTGATACAGCATTCAGGCGTACATTTTTATCATTACCGCGAGTCGGTGTAAATTCCTGAACAGGAATGCCCATTTGACGTAATTCATAAATCAACGGGGCACCGGCGGCTTTAGCTTCTACGATAAACGCGTCGGGTTGCCATTCTTGCCACATTTCGTGGGCACGTTGTTTAAGTTCTGGAAATTCCATACGTTCTTTGTAGGCATCCAATAAAATAACATTTGCGTCTTTTTGGTCTTCGTCTTTATAGAAGACGCCCCATGTTGTACAGGCTGAGTAGTCAGACCGTTCGTTTTTAGTAAAAGCAGTGTCCCAAGACTGGATGATGAATTCACAAGCCGGAGGACGGTCGCCCTCCCAAATCTTCCACCATTCCCGTTTAATGATTGCGCCTTCTTCGCCAGACGGTTTTTGTTGATACTGCGCTGACCATTTTGATAACGGTAGTTCCGTGCGGAGCGCTTCAAGTTCTTCGATAGACCAGAACTCGGGCCATAAAGGCTTTCCAGATGGAAGAATAGCCGGTAATTCAATGACTTCCCATTCGCCAATTCGTTCATCCTCAATAGACGATTGAACAACACGACCCGTCAAGTCTTTTAAAGACCAGCGCGTCATAACAATTACAATTGCACCACCCGGTTGTAAGCGTTGTCGTGGACCAGATGTGTACCACTCATACACAGAATCAAAGATGCCGGGGTCAGAGGCGGCTAGTTTGGCTTCTTGTTCAGAATGCGGGTCATCAATAATTAGTAGGTCAGCACCCTTACCAGTAACTGCACCCCCCACACCAATTGCAAAGTACTCTCCACTCTCATTAGTAGCCCAGCGACCAGCGGCCTTAGAGTCATGCCGTAAAGCCACGTTTGGAAAGATTCCTTTATAGACTTCTGAATCAACAAGGTTTCTTACCTTCCGCCCAAAGCCAACCGCAAGCTCAGCCGTATGCGACGTTTGAATAATTTTCTTTGAGGGATAGCGACCAAGAAACCAAGCCGGGAGTAGGTATGAAGCAAACTCCGACTTCGTGTGTCGCGGCGGCATATTGATAATAAGTCTCTTAAGCTCACCCTTAGCTACCCTCTCAAATTTCTCTGCCATCAGTTTGTGATGCCTGCCAGAGATGAAACCCGGCCACATCTTGTAAACAAACTGCATGAAAGAATTTTGACAGCGCTCACGTTCAGCCGCATGGGTGTACTTCTCCAGCATGGCAAACATCTTCTCCTGTTCATCGGGCGGGAGCAATGAAATGTGGTTAACAATCTCACTAATGTCATCCATCACTCAATCTTCCTAAAGTTAATCCCAATAGGTCTAACAGTCCTCTGCTTGCCATCCAACTTCCTCAGCGCCCCAAGTTTTACCAACCTATTGATTATTCTATGAATATTTCCCCTTCCCTTAGTGCCAAGCACATACATCACCTCATCAATAGAAGGCGAATAGCCAAACTTCTTCCACCACTCATCAATGACAAGGAAGACTTCTTTCTGGCGCGGCGTCATAAAAAACTCAATGTAATCAGGAATTTATAAAAAATATACCCCCCGTCGTTTTTTATGTAGAAAACAATGGGGGTGGGTTCTATAGATAAGTCAATGATTGTATTGGGGAAAAAAGAGAACATGGGGTAGGGGTATGAAAATTAATAGATTGTTTGTGTGGAATGATATGTATACGCGCGCACGGGACTCCTACGCGCCAGCGCCCTCCCCACCGTAGGTGGGGTCATCCACATCATGAATCTGCGCGGCATCTTCGATGCTCACATGAGATTCTTCAACAGAATCAACGGCTTGGCTTGTTATCTCTGATAACAAACTGTCAGCATCACCATCGGTTTGTTCTGGCTGAATGTCTATGACATTCAATGACTTAAGTTTATCCAGTATCTGATTCCTGATTTGTTCACTAGAGTGAACAACAGTCTGTTCTCGGCGCTCCGTAAATGCCGCGACTTCAGTTACTTTACCAAGTAACTCCAAGGCTCTGATTCGGCTATTCGGCGGATTCTCTTCGTTTGTTGCTTCCATTTGTAATCTTTCGATTACTAATGACCTGATTTGTTGGGGCGAATGCCACTCCCTAACCTCGTTTAAGGTACTTAAACGGTTGATTTCGCTAGATATTCTTGGGTCTCGCTTAAGCATAGCCGCTTGGTCTCCTACACGCTTCGGTGAAGCCGAAGTGTTGTAAGACTGTCTGTACGCTTCAGCAGCAGTGAGACCATTTGCCACTAACCTAGCAAAGCTTTTCTGCTTTGCAGTTAGTTCCCGCGCGGCAGAACCTAGCAGCAGATTCTCTGCTGGCATTTGCTTCAGTGCTTCGGATATTTGTTTCCGGTTTAATTTCATTTTGGGAACATAATGGGAACAAACGATATTGGCGATTATATTCGAGTTTCCCTGTGTGTGCGAGTCAGTGTGTGACCTACGGTTCCTGCGCTGACCGCTTCGCGTTTCCCCCGCGCTGAATCCTACGGATTCCGAGTTAATCCCTTGATTCCATTATGTTTTCGATTATCTGGCCGATTATCCGTTTGTTACGCCTAGTGTCTTTGACACTAGAGGATTATCTGTTTCCCTGTACATACGCTCGCGCCACTTCGTTGACACGCGCCTACACATCACGCTTAAAGACAAATACAGTCTTTATGTATTTGTCTTTTCCTGACCGTACATGATGTACGCATCATGATGCTTGTCATGACCTACGCGCATTATGCCTACGCATGAGGCTAAGTCGCTGATTCCATTGCGTTTTCTCAATCTTTTCGAACTTTTTGAACTGGCGGCTGGTCTGAGTCTGCGTCGATTGCGAATTTTCGCTCTCGACTCCGGCCAAGTCTCTCCGGATACGAAATGTGAGATGCGGGTAAATGTGTAACACGGCCTGAATGCCTGTCGGGAGACACGCTGAAGGGGCAGGGCGGATGCTCTGACGTAACCGGTTATGCCGAATATCCCTGACCGCTTTGACCCACACTCGGAAGGTGTGGCGAGTGCGAACCCGTAGGGTGCAACAGGATGGTTTGTCCTGTTAATCGTGTACCTTCAAGCATACTGGCAACGGGGCGCTATATCCGTTGCAAGCAAGCGAGACGCTGAAAGAATCCGTAGCCTGTTCCCCCCATAGGGTGCAGTGCCGAAGGGACAGGGCAGGCTAAACCGGACAATCGTACTTGGAGTGAAGGCAGTACCAAGGGCGCAGCGCAATAGCAGGTAGCCACAAGGAGTGGCAAGCCCAAATCGTTACGGAGTAACGAACAGCAACAAACCAGAATTCATTAACCGGCAGTCTTGATGAGACTGTCGTGTAATGCACTCCGGTGCAGACATAACCCGCTGCCTTTGGCAGCATAACCGTGGAGACCACCATGACTGAAATGACCATCGAGCAAGTGTTGAACACGCTCCAGTTCAAAGAACTGGCCGCTATCCACAAGCACTACGGCGGCGGCTTCGACTTCAATCGCGGCCCGACAAACTTCCAAGGGAAGTGGGGCAAGCAAGCGGCCATCGAGTACCTGATGCAGCGCCACCCCGAGCAAGCGCTTCGGGATATTGCCTTCACCGTGGTGCAAGGCAACAAGCAAACCGAACAGACGAAGTCTGTTCAAACCAACAATCAATCGGAGGTTGTCGTGACGAATGACAAAGCAGAAGCAGTCAAGCAGTTGCTTGAAGTTCTGGGCGTTGGCGGTGTTGACGAAGTCAAGCTGCAACAAATCGTCGATGCCAAAATCGCTGACGCTGTAAAGCGTCTGGTGAAGCGCATTGAGGTCAAGATTCCCGAGGTCGAGGCTCGCGACGTTGGTGTTCAACACCAATCGTTCGAGACTCTGCTCCTCGCCTGTAATGCAAGGATGCCTGACGGCCACCGCCTGAATGTGTGGCTCAAGGGTCCGGCAGGTAGCGGCAAGACTACTGCCGCTAAGATGGTGTCTAAAGCTCTTGGATTGAGCTTCACCTTCAACGGTGCTATTAGCACCGAGTATGCCCTGACAGGCTTCATCGATGCCTCTGGCCGGTATAACCGGACTCCGTTCCGTGATGCTTGGGAACACGGCGGCGTCTACCTGTTCGACGAAGTCGATTCGTCTAATCCGAATGCCGTTCTGGCATTCAATGCTGCTCTGGCGAACGGTATGTTCTGCTTTCCCGATGGGATTGTTTCCCGCCATCCCGACTGCGTCATCATTGCCGGTGCTAACACTTCTGGCAACGGCGCTTCGTCCGAGTACAACGGTCGATTCAAGCAGGATGCTGCTTTTCTTGACCGGTTTGTTTTCATCGAGTGGGAGGTTGACGAAACCTTGGAATCGGCGATTTCGCCGAATGCCGCATGGACTGCTCGTGTTCAGGCCGTCCGCTCCCGCTTGAATGAGCGTGGTGTGCGTGGTCATCTGGTCACGCCCCGAGCATCTGTCTACGGTGCATCTCTGCTCGCCGCTGGTATCCCCGAGAAGCAAGTCGAGGCGATGGTGCTTCGCAAGGGTCTCGCCGAGGATGTCTGGTCGCAAGTTCGCTAACCCAACAAATCAGGAGGCTTTACCATGACTGTCAAATTCTTTGACTCCATCGGCGCGTTCGCCACCGAATTGAATCATTCGGTGGATGCCGAACACAAAGACTCCCGTGCTCAAGCCTTCAACGGGAACCAGACGTTCGAGGATGCGATGAGCGGCTTGCGTATTGGTCGCCCCAAGACTGTCGCTAAGAGCGACAAACTGCTGCAACAAATGCAGGGCGACACCATCGAACTCGATGTCCCCAGTTGGGAACACGCTGTCGCCGGATTCATTCCGTGCGTCCCTTCCTATCTGGCTGGTTCGCCGGAGTCGATGCGCCGCCCTGTCCAGACTTCGTCTGACCGCTCCCCGATTCGTGTATTCGCTTCGGTTTGTTTGTCAGCGGGTTTCACGGCTTCTGAAATTCAGAAGCGTGGCATTGCGTTACTCGCACTGTGCCGCAAGCTGCAAATGGCGCGGCCTGTTGAATTGTGGATATTTGCAGACCTTCATGGTATCGATGCCGAGGATGGTACTGGCAACTGCGCCATTCCTGTGGTCAAGATTGAAACCATGCCGCTCGACCTGACCACGGCAACTTATGCGATGACTGATGCGGGATTTCTCCGTCAACTGTGCTTCGCATGGGGCTATCAGCATGGGTTCGATGGTGGTTGGGCATGGCACGGCAGACCTTTTTCTGACGAGTACCTTGGCCGCTTGAGGGACGTTCTGAAAATCAACGACAACGATTTGTTGATTGCCGGAACCCACGCGAACGACAAACTTGCATCCGACCCTGTCGGATTCATTAATGAGCAAGTCAATCGTCTTACCAATCAACTGCTGGAGGCGGCGTAAGCCGCCTTACTTTTGGAGACACCACATGAACGAAATCGAATACTACAACCATGCAGAAGCATCTGCTGAGGCTGAGTACGTCAGCAATCTGGAGCGTGAGCGAGACGAACTACTGGCCGCGCTTGTCGAACTCTTACCCCATGCGGCCAGAGTCATACAGGGAACCACCGAAGGCCAGCCGCTACTAGATGCAGCCCGCGCCGCCATTGCCAACGCGGAACCCAAAAAGGTTCCTAGCATCCACGACTTTGACCCGCCCTTCTGACAGGAGACCAGCATGAGCCACGCATTCAATGATGCGCTTGACTGTCCGCACAGCGCCTCAAGGGGCGTTGTGCGATGCAGTCCGCATCGACAACATTAAGGGGTTAAATCATGCAAGACAAAACTTATAACGGCTGGACCAATTACGCCACATGGCGCGTTAATATCGAAATGTTCGACGGTATCAACCCGCACGACTGCTTTTCCGAAGCTGTCGATGGCGAGGGCGATGCGGCGAAACTGGCCGGCTTTCTGAAAGACTATGCCGAGGACTACATCTACTGTTCGACAGATGAAGGACTGGCGCGGCGCTACGCACTCGACTTTATCTCGGAAGTCAATTGGCACGAGATTGCCGAGCGCATGGTCGAGGAATACTGCGAGGCCGAAGAATGAGCGCGCACACTCAATGACTGGCTGCTCCAGCGAGCCGTTAATCTTGAATGACAGGAGACCAACAAATGATTCGCTTTCCAGAGAACGCTGACAACACCGCAGTTGATAGCACGGTTGTATCCATACCGTTGAAAGAAATCTTGAACGGCGGTCCTAACTTTGACAAATGGTTTTCGGGTGTTGTTGAGCGCAACCCAGATTTTATTCCGACAATCAAAGCCATACTCAATGGCGACAATACAAGAGGGCAATGATATGCACACACTCGACCAACCTTTTGGCTGGGAACAGTCGCAATGGGAAGCACGTTACTGCTACAACCACAACACGCTGAACTATGACGGCAATCAGTTGCGGAATGTGCGAAGCATTATCGCTACTGCAAAATCGTATAACGATTATTGCCTTGCCGACCCCGCCCAAGCAAACAAGTTTGCAAAACTTGTCCGTGATATTTCCCTTGAGAATCAACGCATTTCCAACAAACAGGAGAGCAAGAATGTCTGACTACAATTTTCCCGAATCGTATGATTCAACCGACGCTGGCCTTGCTGCCCGTCAGATTGCGGCGGCTTGGATTGAGGCCGTGCTTCGGGGTAATGCACGAGACCTACATACAACATCGGGCTGGACCGATGCTCACCGCAATGCGGTAAAGGTAGAGCTTAAGAATTTGCAGGCTCGACTTGACCCGCAGGCTGGCGTTCTTAACCCCAACCCATTCGCCCCGCCAGAGGAACAAATTGTCAAGGGCTGGAGCGCGATAGATACCTAGCCGTGGTATAAAACCAATTCGCTTACCGTGCGGATTGGTCTCCACCACGGTTTGTCGAAACGGCCTGCCTTGTGTGGGCCGTATTGCGGTAGCACCGCAACTGATGAGACACCGCCGGTTAGCTACCGGCTTTTCTTTTAGGAGACCAGAATGTCTGACATTCAAACCATTAGCACCATCGCCGCCGAGATGAGCAAGACTGTTGCCGAGGCTTGCGCCGCGATGACCGCCGCCGCTGAACAGTTTAAGGCGGCTGATACCCAACCCCCACCCGATGTTCTTGAGTCGATTCTGGCGCGTTTGGAAAAGCTGGAGAGCGCAGTTGAGGCTATTGATAAGACTGTAGAGAAGATTGATTACGACGCCCTATCGGAGTGCATCGACCTGTCTGACCTCGCGGATGAAATTGACCCCGCTTTGGTAGCACATTGGGTTGACCTTGAGGATGTCGCAAGCATGATTGACGAATCCGCTGTTGCGGAACACGTTCAGATTGACAATGTATTGAGAACTTCTATCGAAAAAATTGTTCGTGAAGTGTTGAGGGGTGTCTGATATGCGGGACAAGATGAAGATAACAATTTATCTAAACTTGTCCGCTTGGGATTGGAGCTTGTCAACAGACAAGCCTCATCCCGAATCAGTGGCGCGACAAATCAATCTGGAAATATCTAGGGCAATCAACGAATCAACAAACTGGTTTGACGCCTTTGCCTTAGCAGAAAAAACGCTGTTCAAGTTTGAACATTACGGAGCCAATGCGGCTGGCGCTCGCGCCGTGTTGGACAAAATCCTTACATACATTTACAGGGATGAGTGATGAGAATTGTTTTCCGACAATCTGGCAATCCCAAACCTCAGTTTGAGATTGTAAAGGTTGATTACTTTGAGCCGCTCCCCGCCCGCATACAGTTCACTGCTGTTGGGTACGAGGGAGTGCAGGAGATTCCATACAACAAGAAAAAAGAGTTGATGTGGATGGGCAAGACGTATGACTTTGTTGAAGTATTTGATAACTAAGAGGGCGATATGCAAGCATACTTTATTGATTCTGCAAACAAAACAATCACTGACGTTGAGTACGACGGTGACTACCGCAACATTTCCAAGATGCTTGGCTGCGATATGTTCACCGTTGTCAACCTTAACGAAGACGGTGATGCGCTATTCGTTGATGATGAAGGTTATCTGAAAGACCAAGATAACCAGAATTATTTCTGGTTCGAGGGATACCCAACGATGCTGGCGGGCAACGGACTGGTACTTGGCACGGATGTAGAAGGAGAATCTATCGAACCATGCCGTTTGATTGATTGGGTGAAAGACCGCGTTCGCTTCCAAGAAAAGAACACCGCGCCTTTGTTTATCCCCGACCTTAACCCACAAATCTTTTCATTCTGAGGAAATCATGGAACAACAAATCAAAGATGTCGAAACCATGCTTGATGACGTGCTTGAATCAATCAAGTCTCATCATGGCGAAGACTACGCAAAGTTCGTAGTCTTGATGACTAGCGTTGCACAAATGCAGGAGGCGGTAAGCTCGATTGTTTACGCCGCTCTCGATAAGGAAAACAGCGGGGCTAAGGATAAGTTTGTACAAATGAACTATGGAAAGTTCATGTCTTTAATTGCCTCTACCTGCTCGAACCTTGCCCCCGACTATGGCCTAGAGGATGAGGGCGAACTGGAGGGCGCATTGAAGTGGGCCGCAAAGATTGTTGATATGGCATCAGAGAAAATGGAAACACCCTTGCAGTAATCAATGCGGCCTTCGGGCCGCTTAATTTTTTTGGAGACTACAAATGAAAATGCCCAGCGAAGAACAAATCAAAGAAGTAAAGGAAAGCCTTGACGATATTCTTAATTCAATCGAGGTACACAAGGGCAAAGAATTTGCCATGTTTGTTCACGCAATGGTTTCATTAAAACAAATGTGCGAAGGTATTCATGTTCTTGGAAAGATATGCGAAAGGCATGAAGATAATTTTTCTGAAGAAGAAAAATTATTGGCGTCAACATTTTTGTCCATCGCTCCAGACATTTCTGTTGCCGCGTTTTCAAAGTTTGCTATTGCTGCCAAGTTTAACGATGAGCAAGCCAATGAAGTTATTGAATGGGCTGAAAGAATCGAGAGTCAAATGGATAAGGCGGCGCGAGCGCTGATGAAGTGATGATAGTGACCTACAAAGGATACCCATATGTGCAAGCCAAGAAATTATTTCGTAGTCCACGCCCACCGCCGAAAGGCTGGGGCGCATGGAAAAACGCGCAAAGCGCAACGCGT